CTAAAAGCGCCAGTACTTGCACCTAAAGTCCAGGTTCTTGAGTAGTCGTCCCCACCTTCCAGAGTTAAGCTTATGTTTGAAAAAGTTATAGGCGTGCTGGTTGTAACTAGCACTTGATACGTTCCGCTTCCTTGGTAGGAGTTTGTAGCGTTAAAGCTATAATTACCAGATGCTCCAGTCAAGGTATATACAGGCGTTCCATTATAATAAATTTGTATTTTATAAAACGTTGTATTGTCTGTAGTGCTAAAATTAATTCTAAAAAGCGACACGTATGTTACTGGAGCGCCTATGTTAATGTTATTTCCAGTCGTCCAAAAAGCATAACCAGAAAATATACTACTTCTATTATTACCCCACGGTATAGTAGTAGTTACTGCAGTTTGATTATCCGATAAATCCTCTACTGCGCCAGATTTTCTAGAAACCCATAAAAATAAACGATTAAACTCCTGTACACTTTCATTTTTAAAAAAATCGCTTGTAAACTGTAACTCTGGATAGGAAACCTCTATTGCTTCTATTATTTTATTTACTCGTAAAGCGTATTTTAATTGATTCCAATATACGCCGTGTTTATTACTGCTAGGTGATAAATTTCCTGTATTATGGGCGGTGTCAGATGATTTGTAATATAGCCTTTGTGTGTGTGTAATTAAAGGTACTATTACGTCTGTAGTTTGTGGGCTTTGCTGTATTTTAGTCTGTATGTCTGACTCACTATATAGCCTGTCATATTGTGACAAATCTAAGTCAGATAGCTTACGTTCCCCTATTGCGTCTTTAAGCTTAACCATTTCGCCAAAAAATGTAATTTTATAAGAATACGGTACGTTGTCTTTAAGCTCTACGCCTGTTAATTGTATGTAGCCTTTACGAAATGGCAAGCTGTTTAACTCTATATTAGCTGGTGTTTTTACCCTAGCGTCAAATGCAAAAGCCTCGTCAATATGAAAGTTGTAATAATGCTTAAATATTTTACTATTTGTTTTACTCGCTGGCAAGCTAAACGACCTACTAAACGCTGTAAAAATTTTATCAATATCTCGAACATTTTGTATGCTGTCAGTTAGAGAGATACTCTCGTCTTTAAACATATCTAGCCTTTGGTCGTTTATATACAGCTGTACTTCTAACATTATCTAACTTTGTTTATTTTATCGAACGCATACTCAAACCCAAACTCGTACTGTACTAGCTTGTTTATTAAACTGGTCTTTTTTTCTAACGACTTTGTTTTACATATAATAGGCAGCACTTGTCCGTTTTCAGTTATCCAGATTTTTTTGCTTAATAAAAGCTCTTCTAGTGTTTCGTTAAAACTTTCGTCTACAAAATCTGTATTCATAGTAAAACTGTCTTTGCCTGTTTGGTTAAACGTTTTTGTTTGGTGTTGGTTTATACTATACGATCCGTCGCTATTTACTATGTTTCTTTTAAATTTTTCATAGCTAACCTCCGTAGTGTTTCGCCTTACTAAATCAAAATAAATATCTTCTAGTGCGCCGTATTTATTTACAAACGTAACTTTAAAAGGCTCGTATTTTGGGTTACATAATCTTTTTATTTGCCATACTACGCCGTTTACTGTTTTAGTCGTAGCTGTAGCACTAAAAGAATTATAAGTAAAACCTGTAGCCGAAAACGTAGGTACGTAGCCAGCTGTATTGTCTGGCACATATAAAGTCCTAGTAGTTATAGCTGGTGCTGTGCCTGTCTCTATTACGTCTGCGCCCTGTTGAAAATAAGTAAAACCATCTACGCCGTAAAACTGTAAAAGAGCCGAAACGCCTGTCGCTGTGCCGTCTGCTAAGTAAAAAGTTATAATAGCGTCACACTCTAAAGACTGACTAGTATACGTTCCGTCAAACTCTACATCTAAATAATCGCTAAACAATTCGCTTACCTCAAAATTAACATATTGTATCTCTATGTTTCCTGTAGCTGCATTTAAAGTGCCTCGTTTTGTAGCTTGATATAAAGGCGTAGCGCTGCCATTTATGAATATTGATAGGGTTGCGTAGCCGTCCACTATTGGTGTCGGTACGTTAGAGTCTAAATTTATAGTACTTCTTAAAAATCTTTTATCTGCCATTACTTTTTATTTACGTCTGCTTTTTTTTCTATTATTTTTAAACTGGTCGTCTAAGTCCCTAGAGTATGCTGTAGCAAATTTTAACTGTATACCCCTAGCCTCTTCGTCTTCGGCTTTAGTAAAGAAGTAAGTAGCTTTAATTCCTGTGTACCAGATACTACGGCTAATTAAATAAACCATAGACTTGCGTTTTATAAATTTACCTTTAGCGTCTCGTACATTTGGTATGCCCTTTTGTACTACCCACTTGTCTATAGCACCCCTCAAACTACCACCACCACTATAACTGCCTGTACCAAATTGGTACGGAGACATAGGTGCTTTATTGTACCTAGACATTGATCCTTGCGGCATAGCCTGTGGGTCAGCACCCTGTACACCTTGGTCTATAAATTTACCATAGTCTAAAGCGTAAAAATTTAACTTTACATTGTCTGGGTCTGACTGGTCTATTTTATAATCTAAGCTATTAGCTAAGTCACCAGAGCTATTGTTTTTAGATAGGTTAGACTTTGCCCTAGACACTACGTTTATGCCTAGAGTATTCATTTCTTTTATGACATTCTTTAACATATATATAAATCGTTTTTAACCATTAAGTCAAATGTAACTGCCCAGCCAGCTAGGTTATTACTAAAACGGTCTACAAACGGCTCGCATTGAGCCTCTCCGTCCACTTGGTAGCCGTCTAGTCTTAACTGCCCATTATGTAGAAGCTGGTATAGTCTATTTGTTACCGCTAGCTGCGAGTTTAAAATAAAATGCTCATTGTTGTTTCCTTTAAAAATATTTTCTGTCTCAGTTTTTTGTACGTCTACTACGTCCATACACAATACAGTAACGTTAAAGCTCATAGTTTGACTGTCGTTTGTAGCGTTATTTACTATAATATGAGACAAAGGAAATATAGTTTGCTTACTTAAATCTACGTCTGTGAGGTCGCCGTATGTTACTGACTTTACATTTTTGTCCTGTAGTAGTGTATTCTTAATTGTTTCTAGCATTAAAAAAAATGCCCTAGCTCCGTTATTTGCCATTACTTATTGAATTTGCTTTTTATATGATTTTCTTGTACTTCGTCCTTTTGCTTTGAGTACGTTAAATATGTTAAACAGTTATGTACGTTTTTTTCAGACACTACCTCTAAGTCTAAAAATTTATCGTTTGCTAGTCTCATAAAGCTGTGATACCACCCCCATTGTTTATTGAAATTGTCGGCTCGTCCTGTAGTACTTCCTGTATCTGACCCTCCGAATAAGCTAGCGTAGCTTTCAGTAAGTCGTTTTCTAAATGAAAAAAAAAATTAATAGAGCTTATAGCCACGCTTGACGGCATATTTAACATAGCGTCGTGCCAGCTGTCGCCTCTATATTTTTCTATTTGGTACTTACCCTTTATACGGTCTGTTATGGGTCTATACAAAACAGCCATAGCCTTGTGCATAGTTTCCCAGTCTCCTATATTATTTTCTATGTCTACAAACTCGCCGAACGTTAAATCGTCTAATTGCGGTACAAACCCAAACTCTGTATTGCCTATTTTAAACCTAGTTACTAGTAGCGGCTTCTCAGACAGAGCTTTATTTATTTTGTCTGTTATTTTGTTTACGTCAGATATTTTAACGTCTAACGCCTCGTCTATTTTTAAACCGCAAAAAATCTCTAGCATTTTTATACCAGCGTACTCTTCGGTTATGTCGTCTGTATTCTCAAACGTCTTAATGAATTTCTGGTACTGGTAGAGGGGTATGTCGTTTAAAGACGTAGGCACTTGTAAATCTACTTTCATTTTGTTAAGGTTTATTATATAACGTTAATATACTATAATTGTGTATATAAAAAAAACGCCTGTAAACTTAATTACAGACGGTATTAGTTGTTTTATTATTTATTTACTACCGAAAATCTCCAGTGCGCTTTGATTTGCTGTTTGCATACCTTTTAAATACTCTTTATGAGCATACTCTATGCCTAGTAGTTTAATGTCTATTTTTTGTATTTCTGTAATATTTAAAGCATCTACGGCTTTATAGAAAGTTTCTTGATTTGTCATATTAGCTGAGTTTTTTAATTATTTCGTCGTACGTCTCTTTTGCGTCGTCGTAGCTTTCGCTGTTTAGCATTGAAGCTATTAATACAGAGATAATCTGTTTACGCTCAAACTCTGGTAAGTCTATAATCGTTTGTAGTAATTCTTTTGTTTTAGTTGTCATATCGTATATTTAAAAGTTAATAATATTAATGTTTCTTTTTAGAGGGTCGTCCTTTCATACCTTACTTTATGTTTCATTAACTTACTGCAATATACAACGTATTACTTTAATATACAAATGTTTTAGTGATTTTTTTTTAACGTATTGCGTAGCGTGCCACGTTTGGTCTGGATAGTCTGGTAATAATACTATAACGACAGCTGTCAATGCTATGATTATTACGGTCTTCTGGTTTATTAAGTAGGTTACCGTTTTTATCTTCTAGCCATTTGTAGTTTCTAAATTCCTGTAGGGTGTTTGTGCTGCTGCTAGTTATGTATATATTATAACGTTTCATTAAGTCTATGCCCATTAAGATACTGTCTTTGCCTTTAGTTGCTGGTTTACAGTTCCAGCCATACCTATGTAGTTCGTCGATACTTTTAGGCTCGCTACTATCTGCGAATATTTCGTCTTGCCTTTTAAGTCCTATGCTTTGTAGTTTATTATGTATGTCTCTATTTGTCATAGCATACTCATAAAACAGCTCGTCAATATACAAGTTGTTATCTAGTACGTATGTAGCCACCAATACAGAGGGGTCGTTTACAAAACCCCAGTCAAGACCTCTAGCCACTAGCTTGGCATTTACTGGTATTTCTGCGCACTCCGAAAACTTAAATACGGTTGCCCTGTTACGTCCGACTTGCCCTAGTCCGTATACTCTCCAATAGTCTGGGTCTGTATCTTTAAGGCGTTCTATTTCGTCTACTAAGCTTTGCTCTAAAAATTTGTTGTCTTTGTATGTAGTTATATGAAACGCTGCGTCGTCTCTAGTCTTTACTTTAGTGTATATAAAGCTGTACTCGTCGCTAGGGTTATAGTCCATTATTATAGACGGTGCGCCCTGTGTGCCTACAGTTCTAAATATAACTTGTGTAAAAGCGTCGTATGACATCTCGTTACACTCGTTTAAAAATGCTAAGTTTCTTTTACGTCCCTTTAATCTGCT